CAGGCAGGTGTATCTACAACTACCGCAGCGTATATTGCAGTTAAAACTGCGTTTGGTGACCCTGATAACCCACATAAAGTTCTTATACTCGCCAATAAACAGACATTAGCACAAGAATTCTTAAAAAAAGTAAAAGACTTTTTAGATCAAATACCTTATTGGGTTTGGGGATTAGACGAATCAACAGATTACTTAGAGATAAATTCAAAAGGACATCTTAAATTAAAATCTAATGGGTGTGAGATTAGAGCACTCGCAACATCTAAAGATGCATTAAGGGGTTTTACACCGACATTCTTAGTTATGGATGAGGCGGCGTTCATCGACAATGGGGATGAAGTTTTTGGTGCCGCATTAGCGTCATTAGGTACTGGTGGTAAAATTGCGTTAATATCTACACCCAATGGAATGGATCCATTATATTATAAAACATATGATAAGTCTAAAACAGGGGATAACAACTTCAATGTTGTTGAGATGAAGTGGTATCAAGACATTAGATATAATAGAGGTTTGTATTGGGTTAGGGGTGACGAAAAAGAAGAAGAGATTAAATGTGATACTTTAGGTAGAACTAAACTTAGGTGGGAATATATGGATAACATATATGAAACTGATGAATCAACCATAGATTATTATGAAGTAATGATTAAAGATGGGTGGAAACCATTATCTCCTTGGTATGAAGAAATGGCGGCAGATATGGGTGACCCTAAGAAAATCGCACAAGAACTTGATGTATCATTCATCGGATCAGGTGGTAATGTAGTAGATGACGAATATATTACGTATCACGAAGAGAATTTTGTTTCTGATCCAAACTTCTCCGCAGAGGTGGAGAAAACTATGTGGATATGGAAAAAACCCGAAGTTGGTCACAAATATGTTATGGGGGTTGATGTGAGTAGAGGTGACGGTAAAGATAGTTCTACTATTGTTATATTAGACTTTGAAAACTTAGAACAAGTTGCAGAATTTAAACATAAGTTACCTCCTGATATGTTGGCAGAAATTGTTTATAAGTATGGTAATATGTATAATGCATATACAATTGTGGACATTACTGGAGGTATGGGTGTTGCAACAGTCTTAAAACTGTTGGAGATGGAATATAAACATCTCCATTATGACGACCCTAAAAGTAGAAAGTTATCTGAGAAATATGCAAAGACTGCATATAAACAAGGTGATAAAGTACCGGGATTTAATGTCGGTAACACACGTCTACAAATGGTATCTGAATTAGAAGAACATATTAGAGAGAATAAAACTATTATACGTTCACAAAGAATGATATCAGAACTTAAAACATTTGTTTATAAAAATGGTAGACCCGATCATATGGAAGGTTATCATGATGATATTATTATGGCTTACGCTATGGCGATATTCATCGTACAAACATCGTTTAAAAAATTAGAACATGTGGAGAAACAGACTAAGGCAATGTTAGAGAGTTGGGTTAATGTATCAAATAAAGAGACAAAATCGATGTTTAGTGATCAACAACACGTTAATCCTTTCTATACCAATACACCAACGTATAACCCAAAACAACCAAATAATGGCAATAATGATAATGGTGAGTACAATTGGTTATTCGGAATTAAATAGTATTTAGAATTTCGATATATTTATTATAATAGTAATAAAGTATATTTAAGAAAAAATGGCAAGAAAAACAGTATTTCAACAATTAAATGATTTATTTGGACCAGAAGTTAAAAAACAACAAAATAAATCAAGATATTCTATTAACGATAAAGAACTTCTTAAAACTAAATCTAAAGAAGAGTATGATTTTGAGAAGTTAAAAAGACAACAAGACGCATATCTTTCTAATATGTGGCAAAAGGTGGATAATGAAATCTACCAACATTCCATTTATTATGAGACAACTAGATTGGCATCTTACGCAGATTTTGAGGGTATGGAGTTTTTCCCTGAAATCGCAGCAGCTTTAGATATTATGATGGAAGAATCTACTACATTAAATGCAGATAACAAAGTTATTAACATATTTTCTGAAAGTAGAAGAGTTAGGAGAATACTAGATGACTTATTTTTTAATAGATTAGATATACATACATCATTACCTATGTGGACAAGAAATGTTTGTAAATATGGTGATGACTTTTTATTTCTTAATATCGACAGTGAAGAAGGGATTACAGGTGTTAAACAATTACCTAACATCGAAATTAGTAGAAAAGAAAATGAAGGATTCGGTGAAAACTCAATGAATGCAGAAACAGATAAATTTAACCCTGTTAAGTTTATATGGGGACAAAGAGATGTCGAATTTAATGCTTGGCAAATTGCACACTTTAGATTATTGGGTGATGATAGAAGATTACCTTATGGGACTTCTATGTTGGAGAAGGCGAGAAGGATATGGAAACAATTATTACTTTCTGAAGATGCGATGTTGATATATAGAGTAACAAGAGCACCTGAGAGAAGGATATTTAAAATATTTGTCGGTAACATTGATGAGAAAGATGTACCCGCATATGTTAACAACATTGCAAATAACTTCAAAAGAAGTCCAGTTATCGATCAGAACACAGGACAGATAGATACTAGATATAACCAAATGGCGCAGGATCAAGATTACTTTATTCCTGTAAGAGATGCAAACGCACCTTCCCCAATAGATACTTTACCAGGTGCAACTAACCTATCTGAGATTGCTGACATTCAATACCTACAGAAAAAATTGTTTACTGCACTTAGAGTCCCTAAACCATTCTTAGGTTTTGAGGAGGCTAACGGTGAGGGTAAAAATTTGGCGTTACAAGATATTAGATTTGCTAGAACAATTAATAGAATCCAACAAGCAATGTTGCAAGAATTAAATAAGATTGCAATTATTCACTTATATATTTTAGGGTTGGAGGATGAGTTAGAAAACTTTACTTTAACGTTGAATAACCCATCTACACAAGCGGAGATGTTGAAGGTTGAACAAACTCAGTTAAAGGTAACACTTTACAAAGACGCAGTAACAGATGCTGGTAATGGATTCGGTTCAATGTCAATGACTAGAGCTAAGAAAGAGATCTTAGGAATGTCTGAAGAAGAAATTAGAACAGATTTAGAACAACAGAGATTAGAAAAAGCTGCCGCAGCAGAAATGGAACAAACTGCAACCATCATTAAGAAAACAGGAATATTTGATAGGGTTGATAAATTATATGGTGATTTCTCTACATTAACTGGTGGTGCATCCGCAGAGGGTGGTGAAGAAGGTGGAGATACAGGTGGTGAAGACTTAGGTGGATTCGGTGGAGACACTGGAGGAGACTTAGGTGGATTCGGTGCAGACACTGGAGGTGAAGAAACTGCAGCAGAACCTGCACCTACTGAAGAATCAGTAAAGAAAAAAGATAATCTTTTATTAGAACAAGATAGAAGAAGATACGAAGAGAAAGTTAAGAAATATCAGGGAATTTACTTAAATAGACTTATGGAAAGTTTAGATAAGGATGAAAGGGTTTTTAACTTAGATGAGGTAGAAAAAGATACTGAAACACTAAATTCCAAAATTAGTGATATGACAAAAGAAATCGATAATTTAATAAAATAGAACTTTTTTATAAATTCAGAATATTTATTTATAAAAAAGAACATGGAGAATTTTGGTAATATTAAAGATACCTTTAAAAATTTAGTTGTTGAGTCTGTAATTAAAAAAGACGAAAAAGGAAAAAAGTTATTTTCTAAATTTTTAAAAACAATCAAAGAGAATAAAACATTAAAAGATCAATACTTAATTTATAGTAATTTACAGAATAGTAAATTTGATGATGTTGTTGAGGCGAAAGAATTTGTTAAGGAGAATATTGAACTTCTTAAAGGTTTAAATGAAGGACATATCGTAAAAGGTAATGAGTTTTTCCTTAAACTACTTAAAGGTAATCAGATCGTAAAAGAAAATCAAGAATTTTACAATAAAGTATCTTATTTAGTTAACACTGAAAAAACACCTTCTAACATTAAAAAGATTAATGAAACAATTAACTATATTGTTAAACCTATGTTAGAAAAAGAAGAGGTAGGAGAAGTTGTTACAGAGAGTATAGATTTACCACCTAGTGTATTAACAAAATTGGCAGTAAACAAATTTAATTCTAGATATTCTAACATTACAGAATCTGAAAAAGAAATTATCAAAACAGTACTTAATGGTACGAATGAAGATAAAGAAAATATCTATAATAAAATAAAAAGAGAATGTATTGATGGAATTGATTCAAAATTAAATGAATCATCTGATTTAGAACTTAAAGATAAACTTCTTAAAGTTAAAGATAAGTTATTAAACTCAGGATTCAATTTAGATACTTTCAGTACTGACATTTCTAAATTTTATGATTTAAAAGAATCTATTTAAAAAAAACGGATTAGGACCGTTATTGTCTACGGACAAATATTACCCACTAAAGTTCGCTACTATAGTGGGTTTTTTTATTATGTCCAAATTTGACATTTCACGAATATTTTTGTATTATTATGTACAAACTTTAAAATAACAATTTATGAAAGAAATGAGAAATGAAATTAGGAAAAGAAATCAAATTAGATTTATTAGACAACTATAAAACTAAGATTGGTACAGTTAACAACAAAGAATCAAAAAGTCTATATATTAATCTATGTGCGTGGGGAGAATTAGAAGAATTAGACGATACTTTAAATTATGAATATTTTTTAAGTAATTTAAGAAAAAAAATAAAACAAAAATTAAACAACAATCTCGATCAAGATTTATACTACAATAACAAATACATTGTAGATTTAGATATGAGAACTTCAGGACTATCAGTAGAAAAAAGAAGTTTTATGTCCTGTGAAATAACACTCTATCAAAAAAGACAATATCCATTAAACAAACCAAAAATTATAGATAGTACTAAAAGTATTATTTATGATGTCGTGAATAATTGTTTGGAAAACAATAGCGTTTTTACTTTCCATAAGAGAAAAAAGTAATTTTTTTAACATAGTGATATATTTATAATTAAAGTATATCATTATTATGGAAATATTAAAAAAGAATGAGATAAAGAAGAAAGGTATTCTTATTGAATATGACGCAGGATACATTTCTCCAAAAGATAATCGACACTTTATTAGTGAAATGACTAAACTATCAAAAGGGGAACCTATTATAGAGGAACCTTTGTTAGTTTATGCGGTTATGCAAAAATATGGGGTAGAAAACAGAAATGAAAGAGTATACCCTGAAGCGATACTTAGAAGAGAGGCAGAAAACTACCTTAAACTTATTAAAGAAAAAAGAGCGTTAGGTGAGGCAGATCACCCAGAATCATCTATTGTCGCAGTAAGTAGAATTTCTCATAATGTGGTAGACCTTTGGTGGGAAGGTAATGTACTTATGGGTAAGTTAGAAATCATTATGTCACCAGGATTCGTAAATCAAGGAATCATATCTTGTGAAGGTGACAGAGTAGCGAATTATTTAAGAAAAGGTTTAAAGATTGGTGTATCATCGAGAGGTGTAGGTTCTTTGGAAAAAGAAGGTGGTAAGAATATGGTACAAGATGACTTTGAGTTAATTTGTTGGGATATTGTTACCTCACCATCTACACCGGGATCTTGGATTTATAGTGAGGAACCATCTAGAGAACAACAGATGTCTGAGTCTAATACTAAAAAAGAAGATTCTATCCTTAAAGATAATTTAAATAATTTTTTACTCGATTAGTAAAATAATTAACACTTTTCGAAAATATAACATATTTATTAAGAAATGCGCTATATAGTGCACAAATAATAATTAATAACAATTAAAAAAAACAAAAAGTAAAATGGCTGAAAAAAAGAAATCAATCATCGAAGAGGCTTTACTAGAAGCAAAGTCTTTAGAGGATGCCTTAAAAGCCAATACGAAAGAAATGCTTGCGGCACATATGTCCAAGGAATTTGAAAGTATCGTTGAGTCATCTTTGAAAGAGGAAGATGAAGAAGAAAAAGAAGAAGAAGTCTCTGAAGTAGAAGAGATGGATTTAGAAATGGACGATGCAGAAGTTGAAGGGTCCGATGATGAAGAAGAAGACGTTTTAGATCTTGAAGATGAAGAATCTGATGAGGTGGAAGACATCGAATTAGATTTAGATTATGAAGTATCTGATGAAGAGTCTGATGATGTTGAACTTGACTTAGACACTGATCTAGACTTAGACGCTGGTGAAGGTGAAGAAGGAGTGGAAATGGAATTAGATTTAGAATTACCTTCTATGGATATGGGAGGAGAAGAAGTAATGGACTTAACAGGTGCGTCTGATGACGAAGTTGTTAAAGTTTTCAAAAAACTCTCTGACGATGATGAAGTAGAAGTTGTAAAAGATGCGGATGGTATCCATCTAACAGACAACGAAACGGGAGCAGAGTATTACATTAAGGAATCTATGGATGAAATGAAAGATTCTATGAACGAAAAAGAGTATTGTTCTGAATGTGGTTCTGGTTCTATGTACGAAGAAGAAGATCCTGAAAATATGGATGAAGTAATGTACGAGATAGAATTAGACGAAGATTCTGACATGATGGAAATGTTTAAAGAAATGGATGACATGAAAGAAGGTCACTATGAAGAAGGTTACCACATGAAAGAAGAAGACGTAGAAGAAGGTGCTTACATCGATGAGGAAGAAGAGAAACTAGAAGAAGACAAACTACAAAGACACAGAAAGTTCGCTGGTAAACAAAGATACAGTGGGGCTAAAGTGGGTAGAAGAGACGAATCTATAAAACTTCGTAAACCTTTAGTGAATAGAAAACCAAAATCATCTACAGTTTCTGAAACTAAGATAATGAAAGAATACAATGAGTTGAAGTCTAAAAACGAAGAGTATAAGAAAGCACTTAATGTATTCAAAGACAAACTTAATGAGGTGGCTTTGTTCAACACTAACTTAGCGTATGTGAATAGAATCTTCACTGAGCATTCGACAACGAAAAAAGAAAAAATGGATATCCTTAAAAGGTTTGACAATGCTGAGTCGATCAAAGAGTCTAAGAACATATACAAAACAATTAAGACTGAGTTGGATAATAAGAAACCAATTAACGAGTCTGTACAAAAGAAAGTTAATAAGACTATAGAGTCTTCAAAGTCGCAAAATCTAAATGAGTCTACTGCATATGTAGATCCACAGATATCAGCGATTAAAGATTTAATGAGAAGAATCTCATAATAATAATAAAATAACAAAAATTAAAAAATAACAAAAAAATGGGACATTTGTTAAATTCAGGTGAAGTCGGAAACATCGGACTAGAGCACCTAAAGCAAATCAGATCTAAAACTATTTCTAAGTGGAACCAATTAGGTTTCCTTGAAGGGTTAAAAGGTCACGTAAAAGAGAACATCGCACAATTGTACGAAAACCAAGCGTCTTCTTTACTTAATGAGTCAACTTCGGCTGATTCATCAGGTTCATTCGAGACAGTGGTATTCCCAATTGTACGAAGAGTATTCTCTAAATTATTGGCTAACGATATCGTATCGGTACAAGCGATGAACATGCCAATCGGAAAATTATTCTTCTTTGTACCTAAAACATCTGACGGACAATTCGCACTTAATGGTAAAAATGAAACTACTAATGGTTCACTTCCAGAATGTGTTATTTCAGGATGTGGAACAACAGTAACTGACTATAGAGCAAAAAATCTTTACGATTTATTCTATAATGATGGATTGTATGACGCATCTAAAGGTAAAGCTACTATTAGTAATGGTGGTTTAGTAGGTAAAACATTAAACAGTAATGGTGAAACTGTAGATACTGCATTCGCTAGCCAACCATTGGCGGCGGATGGTTCATTTAGAAGCCTTAAAGCTTGTGTTACTGGATTCACATCACTAGGTGCTGGTAAACTTACTGGTCCTGATGGAAACGAAATGGATACAGAAGAATTTTTAGCTTCTTTGACAGTTACTTCAGATGATGCAATTGTAGATGCAGATGATAATGAAATTATCGCTGCAGGTGGTGCAGTACCATTCAGATTAGTATCACAAAAATACGGAAGACAAATCGCTTCTTATGATGATATCTGTGACGCTAATGGTTGTGTCTTAGTTGAGTTAGACTTAACACATCCAGCATGTATCGATTGTTCTTCTGCAAACTTTGATGGGTATGTAGGTGCTTCTTCAGCATCAACATTTACAGGACTTTCAGTTTCTTGGATGACATATGCATCATTAGAATTCGCAACTGAAATGGGAGAAGTATCTTTCGAACTAGATGAGGTTGTTGTTTCTGTTACAGAAAGAAAACTAAGAGCTACTTGGTCACCAGAATTAGCGCAAGACGTTAGTGCGTTCCATAACATTGATGCAGAAGCAGAACTTACGGCATTATTGTCTGAGCAAGTTGCAGCGGAAATCGATAGAGAGATCCTAAGAGACTTGAGAAAAGGTTCAGCTTGGCAATTGAGATGGGATTACAACGGATGGAAGAGAGCTAACAATGGTGGTGGTTTCAACGCTTACACTCAAAAAGAGTGGAATCAAACGTTGATTACTAAAATCAATCAAATCTCTGCACAAATCCATAAATCTACTCTAAGAGGTGGTGCTAACTTCATCGTTGTTTCGTCTGAAGTTTCTGCTATCTTTGATGACTTAGAATACTTCCACGTATCTAACGCATCTCCAGAGCAAGATCAATACAATATGGGTATTGAGAAAATTGGTTCATTAGGTGGACGTTATACTGTATATCGTGATCCATATGCACCAGCTAACTCAATCATCATTGGACACAAAGGAAAATCATTGTTGGATACTGGGTACATTTACGCACCTTACGTACCTCTACAATTGACACCTACGTTACAAAACCCATTCAACTTCGCACCAACGAAGGGTATCATGACTAGATACGCTAAGAAAATGGTTAACAACCGTTTCTATGGTGTGGTTACAGTTGACGGAGTTCAAACATTCGATGTAAACGAATTGAGATAATCAATTTAAAGATTGAATATAAAAAGGGTAGATTTTTCTACCCTTTTTTTGTTTTATGACATATTTATTATTATATTAGCAACGAATATGAGAATCAAAAAGAAACACGTATTATTAGAGTCTTTATTAATAGATGTCACAACAGAATTTGATGCAACTGAAAAAAGAATATTTAAGATGTTGTATAATCATTATGGTGACCCAATGAAAAATGATGAGGAAGGTAAGAAACCATTCAATCAATGGGGTGTGGCGGCATGGTTAATAGAGAGTTTAGAAATTCCATATGATATGGCATATGAATTAACAAAAACCTATTTTTGGAATTATAATAAACTTTTTAGTGAAGTCAGTTCTCTTAGGAAGAGGATACCTTCTGCAGAATTATTTAATGAACATAGTAGAAAATTAACTAGTTTATTTAAAGATAATTTAACTAATGGTTCATATGGTGAAATAAAAATTAATTTTGATAGAGATACTGGTATAGAAGATAAAAGAAATATCGCATTTTGGGATTCGTATTATGGTTTTTCACTATATTTACCTTTTAGTGTTAGAGATAATAATGGTAGATATGTGTATGGTGACGATAGAGATGAAAGACAATTATTCATAGATGCGAAGTTTCATACATTAGATAAGGAAGGTAATATTGTTGATGGTTATATTAAGGATGAAGACTATAGTGAAAAAGTTGATAACGAAAAATTTAGAGTTGTCGTAAAATATACGTTAGGTGATATGAGGGATAGGAAAGGAAGTGATAGAGAAGTTAAACTAATGGAGTTTGATGTACCATATCCTAAACCATTGTCTTTAAAAACATATACAGAGATGATAAACCTGATTTTAGGTGATGTCATTAAAAAGGTGGAATCTATTACATTCAAACTACCTTCAGATTTAAAGGGGTTTGGTGAATCTAGTGGAGATTCTCAACTTGATTAACAATATTAAACTTTAATGTGTTTGTATACGTCTTAACTAACTGGTTAGACGTTAATTTAATATCTATATAATATTCATTAGGTATCATCCAAGAAGTATCTAATATGAAATAGTTTTTAAGGAATGATCTATTTACATCAGTCCAATCAATAACATTAACTTCAGTATTACCTTCTCTAATCCATAATCTATATTGTAATCCATCAATTACAGATGTTTCATTTACAGAATAAGGTATTCTGGCGTTAACAAACACTTTTCTTTGATCACCTCTCTTTATTTTTTCATCTCTTCTAATACCACTTAAATTAACTGTGTATTCTATAGGTAAAGATTCTGAATCACCAAAGTTATAATATTCTGTATCATCTTTAATTTCAAATTGTAGAGTAACATCTGGACGATTAATTCCGTTTATTACAATATCTGACCAAGTATCTGTAAATATTGTACAATCTGAAGATGTGATAGGCACAAATAATTCTATATAATATACACCTTTAGTTTGTTGTACTACATCATTACTAGTAAATGAGGAGAATATTACACCATTACCATCATTAACCACTACAGATGGTTTAGAATCTAAATTAGTGGGTTCTCCACCTAGATTAGTGTATAAGTATAGTCTATTAGTCTTTCCTCTGTAAAAGTTCTTCCTGTCGTCTCTAATAGGGTTATTATAAGATGTTTCTACAAATGGTTCATAGTATGTTTGTGTATGTCTCGTAAAGAACCCAACATATTGTGATGGTACAACTTCTTTGGTTTCCAAATCTCTTTCAAACGCAATACCATAACCATAGTTTGTTGTCCCTCCAGTAATTAAACTATTTACTTCATCAGTAATATCCATTTCGATATTTTCATTACCTTTATCAAAATGTTGTGTTGTTACTGTAATACCTGAAGGTGATCCCGAATAAACACCTGATTCATCCCAAAAATCGGTGGTAGTTGCATTAATCCAATTACTCGCAGATTCTACAAATGTAATATCATCACTAGGGTGTATTCCTGTGAATTGTTGATAATCGTATCCACAACCTTCATCCCATAATTTATTAACTCTAAATAAAACTAAATCAAAAGAAGAGGTTCTTTGTTTACCATCTAATAATTTTTGTGCCTGTAAATCTCTATCGAAGAATGAACTATTTGTCATTCTTAAAGTATGTGTAACATTAGATAAATCACCTAATTCACCATGATTATATTTTTCTTGTAAATCTGAAACGTCAAAGTATAAAAGATGTCTTGTATAATCTTCTTGATTTTCTTTTCCACCATAATATAATTCTGCGATAGGGTTTCTACCTGTATTTATTAGGGTTCCGAATATAATTGTATTATTTTTATCTATATAAGTTCTAGTTACCATACCTTTTTATAAATAAATATCTTAATTACTATTAATGTTCTTATTTAATATCCTATTTAAGTCAAATCTTATGACATCAGTTGTTGTCGTACTCGGATCCGCAGGTAACCCATGATATGGGTGAACGTGTGAGATAACATATTTTTTAACTAATTCTAAAAATTCTACTAATGTATCGCCATATACTAATGGATGTGCTTCTTTATTGATTTTCTCTTGTTCTTCATCAGTTATCAACCCTTTAGGGTCAGTTAAGTTAAATGTGTGTTCACCATCATGACTAATTAAGTTTATTTTATTGGCAACAACATTAACCACACTACTTTTACTACCAGTATTTTTTTCTAACCTAACAGTCTTAATTGTCTTTTTTGGTCCTGGAATAGGTGTACTGGTAAAAACAGATATGTTACCACTTACATTAGGTAAGGTATTTAGATAATCCTTTGCGGTAGATTTTATTTTCCACTTTGTACCCTTATTTGCATCAACGAATGTTTTTACCGCAGTTAATGCTAAATCCCTAGATTGTGAACCCACAAAAGAACTCTCATCTTCAAAAGAAGTTTTAAGTGTGTTAGATTTAATATCGTAAACCCTAATAAATACTTCAGTTCTATTAATATCACTTTCTCTATATCTACTCTCTTCTAAATCACCCGATAAAATCGTACCACTATTAGTTATAGTATTTATTTCCACAATTAATAGCGTATCAGGTATTGGTATTATATTAGTTTGTACAACTTTATCTTCAATAACTCTTTTTAATTTTTCGTTACCATATTTTAGTTGGATATACCCTAAATTTTTATCGTTATATTTCCTAGGATCACTTTCTAAGGTTTTACCAACCCTTAACCACATTTCTCTATCTTTTTGTATGATATCAGTATTATATCTACCTTGTAATATAATATCTTCATCATCACCATAAGTTCCCGGTTCTACTTTAGGGTCACTTAATTTTACATAACCATCAGGTAATATAGATAAGGCAGAATTATATTGTTCCCCATTTAAATTTGTTGGTTGTGTAATTAGTGGCCCAATCCAAAACCTAGTGTTTTTGAATGACGATGTTGGTGAGGAATCATTATATTCGTATTGAAACACAAATACACATTCACCTACTTTTGGTAACGTCACTAAGTACTTCGGTAATAGTGGTACGCAATCAATAAGATCTGAATCACCTTCAGTATCGATACCAGTAATCCTCACTTTTATTCTACCCGATTTAGTGTTATCAATAATCGATCTTACCTCACCGACTTTAATTATTGGTATGGTATTGATATTAGTACTATCATTATAATAATTACCCATTATTCTTCTCCTTTATATCTTTTAGTTAAAATAGTATTACCCAACAAATATTCGTTTTCAATCAACTCTAATTTTTCAGATAATGATATTATTTTTTCCTTAATACTTTTTTGTTGATATAATAATTCTTCTAATTGCATTTTTATTGATGCATTACTCATATTTTCCCAATCTATTGCATTATTTTTCATACAAAATCTATCTAGCAATACCAACTATTTTTGCGGAGTTAGTAGTTAAACCTTGAACTACTATTGGACCACCAGCATTACCACCTGTTGCAGTAACAGGTACACCTGGTGCCATAGCACCCTCGATCTTCATCTTAGTTAAAATCGCATTTGTTATTTCTTCAACACGGATCACTTCCATTTGTAACTCTATATTTCTAGCACCACTTGGAAGAGGCCCAATGTCAATACCTATTTCTTTTTTTCTTTCTATTATTTTAGAAGCAATATCGATTGCACTTAAACCTTCTCTAAATTGAGCACCTAATAATATTTCTTCTTTACTTATAGGTGTTAATCTAGAAGGGGTTTTAAATACCCTTTTTAGGATTCCTGCAATAATTGATAGACTACCTGCAATTCCTAAACCTTTTAATAAATCATTATTACTTCCTCCACATCCTTCAGACGACATAATTTTAATTTTATATATTGTTATTAATCACAAAACCTATTTTTTCGATTAAACTGTAAATTAATATTGTTTAAAGCATCTAAGTTAATTTTATCTGTAAATCCTCTAGCCGCATCAACCGCACCTTCGGTCTTACCTAATAATTCATTAACTCTTTCTAAATTTTCATTAATAAATCCCGGCAATAAACTTAATTTACTTTTAAAATAATTAATATTTTGTTCTTTTATTTTTTTTGTTATCGCACAAAGTGCTAAATCTCTAACCGCCTTCAATATCATAGGTAATAAAAATTCATATATTAATTTCCTTAAAATACCAGCAATTAAACATCTGAGCACACATTCGTATTCTCTTAATATTCCTTTAATACTTACTTCAGTAACTGGTTTACCATTTACTAAATAATAAAATAAGTTTAACATAAGTAAATTTTTTGGTGATAACACTATTTTAGTTAATGATATTTGTAATGATTTTATAAAATTAGCTAAAAATTCCCCTGAAGCACTGTCTTTATCTAAATTTTTAATATTCTGAACAGATTCTTCTATTAAAGTATCCACTGATTTAGTATAACTATTAATTTTCTCTTGTAATGTAGAAGAATTTTCTAATAAATTATTTAAATTATTTAAAGTATCAAAAGATATCGTACTAGTTTCTTTATTGCAACATTTTTTAAATTGTTTTACACCTGATTTTTTTTCTTTTACTTTTTGTTTTATATTTGCTTTTTGTTTTGTGTTAAAAGTGTAGAAACTTTCATCTAAAACTATTTCAGGATTATCTATACCATTATCTAAATAATCGTCTATAGATTGTTCTAACTCAACTACTTTATTTAGACATTCATCGGGTAACTTAATCTTATTTGTTAGTGTCCCATATAGTAAATCTACTACGTTTGGGATTACTTTTTTTACATCGAATAATGGTTGCTGACTATTAAAATAATCTGTTAATAACGTAATTAATGATTTATTAACATAAGTATTGTTAACAACCCTAATATTAAAAACTCTAGGTTTTGGTTCTATATTCTGATATGGTACAGTGCCGTCATTTTGTGTAAATGCAATAGGACTATTTTCATAATATCTAACCTCAAAAATCTCTCTACCATTGACAGGGTCTGACCATATTAATGGGTTTCCGTTTGCTTGTATAACTTCCCACAAAAATGCGTTAATATCATTAGATGATGTCCCATCATAAAATAACTTACCTACCTCAGTATTTGGGTCTGCCGCAAATAAACAACTTAAGTCTATTTTACTAAGTTCGATATTAATACCCAACCCATCTACTCCAGTCCCAGGTATGGGTTGCCCATTTTGATCAAATGTAAAAGACGATGGTTGTATTTGAAACAACCACTCAGGTATCTTAGGTTCTATTTTACAAGCATAACAATTTTTTATTGCGGAAACAAAATTTAAGGACAAGTCTTCAGATAATGGTTCTAATTCTTCGACCAACCATCGTATTAATTGCATTCGCATTTCATCGAAGTTAATTCCCGATACTAAAGCTAAAAGATCGGTTAAGATATCTATTACTTTTTGACTTAAATTTAAGTCAGGTACTTCAGGAATTAAATTAGGCACACTTAAATCAGGTAAATTATTACATGTCGTAGTATTTAAAGATATTAACTCAAAAAGTTGGCGTTTAATATCAATAATGATATCCTTTGGTTCGCATACAACATTTTTAAATTTTAAATTATCTCCCATATCTTTTTAATCTATGTCGTACTCAGTATTCTTATTGTTCGCCTTTTCTTTAAATAATTCTCTAAGTATATTTTTATCTTCTTCTGTTATACTATTATCAGTATTACTTTGTGTATCATCTGATTTAGTGCCTAATATTTGAGTCTGTAATTTTGCTAAGGCAATTTTTTTATCTACAGTACTTTCTAAAATTTTAATAGTTTCATTGTTGACTTTACCTATTTGGTATTCATCGTTGGTATCCTCTATCTCCGCCCTCGTTTTTCTTTCATTTAATTCCTTACGAGCATTATTCATAATGTTATTACAATCATTATAAATTTCTTGCATTAATTCTTGAAGACTATTTTTATCTAAATTTATTTTAGTTTTTTTAGGTCTAGCCATAACATGTGTTTTATTATAAATATCTTTTCTTTATTTTTTTATAATAAATCGTTATCTATTTTATCATTTTTAATTAACACATACATCTTTTTAAATCTCCTCATTCCAACTCTAATATCTTTAGTAGTTAAATCGGTTATTTCTCGTATGTAAGATAAAATTAAATTCTTGTTATATTTGTTACCACTACCTACTTGTTCAAAAATAGTTTCCCAATTATCTAAAATCTTAGTTAATGCATCACCAACCTTAAGTTCAGTTTCTGATAACTTACTATGTTGTAATTCTGCCTTAATACTTGCAGATATCTCCTCAATGAAATTATCTAATTGTATCTTCTGATCATCTATATTATATATTTGATCATCCATAGTTTCTACAGTTCTATAGACATCTTCAAATGAAACATCAGATTTCATCTTCTTATCATCTTTGATCAGTTGACCTAAAAGATAATGTTTACAAATTGTACCAAAATAAGAATACGCTTTTTTATTCTTATCTGGTTTAAAGTTATGCATTTTAGTAATTAGGAATGATAACGTATCCGCATGTACATCTTCATATTCGTATTCTTTTCTGTATAACTTATACCTTCTTATGATGGACTCAACCATCTTATTTATCGGGTCTTTTAGAAATTCATTATAAATTTTATTTCTTTCACTATATGACTCACTTGTTAAAAACTTAACTACTGCTTCCTCTTGGTCTGGACCAAAATATAAATTTGTTGTTCTCTTTCGACCCCTTTTTTTGGGTTCTTCAGACATTACAATTTAATTATACTTCATATGTTATTTCTCTATCTTCAGTGAAAAAATATTCTTTCTTTGCTTTGTTTACCCAAAACTTACTTTCTAAAACATCAATTGTTGACTTATATTCTACGAATAAAGAACCTTCTCTATTGTTAGTATGTTTATAACCCAATTTAGGTATAACCATAATAGGGATAGATAAATAAGACATTCTTAATAAGAATTCATAAGTAAATGTAAGTTTCATATGTGATTTTAAACCACCATTCTCTAAGAAAGTATCTCTTTTTACGATCATACCATCAAAGTTAAAGTTTTGAACTCTTAGTAATGTATTATTATCTAATCTACCAATTTCTTCTGAGAAATCTTTAGCCCATACACTTTCATTAGTAAATGAAATAAATTTACCATTCTCATCAGTTTCATAAACAATAGGTAAGAATATTCCCACTTCTGGATATGCGTTAATATATTCTACACCATTTTTAATCCATATTGGGGATACCTCATCATCGTACTCAACAAAAGTGAAATAATCACCATTACTTTTTTCTACCCCATAATTAATTTGTGATTGGAAATCATATTTTCCTGTTTCGTTTTCAATAACTTTAGTAACGTCTTTAATGTCACCAAAATCGTAACTATTTAAATAGTTTTTTACGTCCTCATCATTAGATGTTACAAAAATAACCTCATAAGGTTTAGTTTTTTGTGATTTAATACTTTCAATACAACCAACTAAATAATTCTCTTCTAGTTTGTGTACTGGTACTATTACTGTAATATTTGACATATTTATTTTTTTATTTTTAATTGTTATCTACCTTGTCCTTTATATTTTTTCTTATAAAGTTTACTAGTTTTTGTTTTACTAGTTTTTGTTTTAGCGTGCACACCTTTTCTCTTTTTTCTCGGATTCGGTGTGTAATAGTTATCTCCTATTCTAGCCATTTGTTTCGGTATTTTCTGTTGTTACTTGTTCTTTTTCTTGAAGTTGGTTGTAAGTTGTTTCTAACTCAACAATTCTTCTTTTAAAGATACCATCATATACCTCAGATAAAACTTTATTAGATTCTTCTTCAGTATATTTATTTTCCCATTCTGTCATACCTTCCATAACGTTTTGTGGTAATGCGTCTTCTAAGTAAAGTCCTACCATAGTCGCAATGATATCAGGAATCGCATTCATATTAGGTGTCCATATACCATTATCATTAAGGTTAAGATTACCATTTTGATCAACAGTACCCATCCATTCTGGTACCATCCTAGGAATTTTACCAATAACAGGTGTGTTAGATTTCATACACTCTAATGGGAATGTACCGAAACTTGATAGTTCATCTACCCATACACCTAAGAAAGATTGTCCTAATTCTTTTGCGAAAGTTTCTCTAGGTAATCCCGCCATATCTCTGAATGTTACAAATCTATAGTGTGGGTATTTTTGGTAAAATACTTTTACTATTTTCAATAATTCTCTCTTATCTCTCGCAACCATTGCAACTGTAGGTACTTTAGGTTTATCACTATTCTTAAAATAAGATGGGATACCCACAGGTACTTCATCAGTTCTAATACCTCTAAATACTGAATTTGCGTAATCAGAAAGATTCTTATTAGTAGTAATTACATCTCTAATTCCGAATTGTTCCCATCCCTCACCTATTTCTAACATCTCAAAGATATATTCGTATGATTGTAGGAAAACAATTCTTTTACAAGGGAAGTTCGCAGTTTGTTTAATAATACTTGCGAACGCTTCAGGAATAATAACAAAATCTGAAGGCCCAACTTGTAGTTGTTGTGATTCTATAGAGACGTGTGGTATATTTGCGTATTCCTCACCTAACCACTCTGCGATACCCATACCTTCTTCATCTTCTCTGAGTTTGTAATCATTTTTGTCGTGAAGAATTTGAGCGTTGTATCCCAGTTCTCTAAGTTGTTTTACGTGTTCGTAAATTGTTGCAACACCTGCGGTTGGATTACCTTTGGTGTCAATAGTGAAAAAATAGATACCGAAATCTTTGTTGTTAATTTTTTCGATACCATTTTTAATTCTGTCTAATTGTTCACTCATAACATTTATTTGTTTTTATTATTATAATTCTTTAAGAATACCTTTCATCAATAAAGTGTTAAAGGCAATCTTAAAAGGTATTGTTGTACTGTTGAGTGCAACTATACCCATTTTATTATCTACTTCTTCGTTATACATCATAAGTGCACCGATCATTTCACGATACATTTCATATTTTGTAACATCAATATGTAATCCACCTGTGTCAGGTAGAGGTTCTTCTATCTCAACATCACCTTGTCCTTCATTAACAGTTAATGGTAATGGTTCTTGTTCGATTCGAACTATTTCTGACAATCTATCGATGTCAAGGTATAATTCTTTACCTCCGATCTCTAACAATAAGTTATCCATATGATTTTTTTATTAAATTTATGTAAAATTCTAAATTAGTAAATATTAAATGTCTTCAAACTCTATAGTTTGTGTTCCTAATATTTTTTCTAATATTTTTTTGTCATCTAAAATTTCTTTTAGATCTAAAATTGTATAATCTGCGTCACAATCCTTATTATAGTGATTTATAACTTTAATTGATACCTTTTCTTTTGGTTTTGTTTCTAATGTTGTGGGGTTTGCGGTAATAAGAATATCCACATGATCCCATTTTTTATCATAATCTCTAACAAAAACAATATTATTTACCTTTGCGGAAAGTTTAGATAAAAAGAATAATGTTGCGGGTTTACTATTGTTTAGTTCTTTACTGATCACAATAGGGGTATGTCCCATATCTTCTATTAGATTATGTAGTTGGTTTAGGTGTTCTACAGAATTAAGTTTTGTCTCACCTGCGTGTCCAAATATTTCTAATGATGAATCAATATAAAGAAATTTATTAAGTTCTTCAGTACCACCAGTAAATTTAAAATGTTCTAAAAGATTTAAGGTGTTAATATCTCTCTTAGGTAATTCTTCACCCTCTTCTAATTCTACAGGATAATACTTATCATATACTGATTCGAACTTAGTTATAAAGTCTCTAACTACACCGTCAATTGTTATTCCAATTCTCATATTTTAATTTTTATTAATAGTAGTAATATATAGTAATTAGTAAACTTTATTTACTGCTTTCTAAATCATCGAAGGTTGATTCGATGACCTTGATGATTGGGTTTCTAACTACATCATCAGGATCTCTCAATGTAACAGTACCAAATCCTTCAACACCTTCAAATTTTTCAATAATGACTTCTAAAGAACTGTCAGTTCTTTTCTTAATATCTTTTTGTTTAACATCACCTAAAATAACCATCTTTGAGTTGTCACCAATTCGAGTCATTAAGGTTCTCATATTACTTACGGATATGTTTTGTGCCTCATCAACAATAATAATTGTGTTATCAATACTACGACCTCTAACAAAGGCTAATGGTTGGATATTAATAATACTCAACTCCCTTAATTTTCTAGTTAAACTCTCACCAATAATCTTTTCAAAATTATCTATAAAAGATATCATATAAGGATCTAATTTTTCTGATAAATCTCCAGGTAAAAAACCTAATTCTTCTCCGGGTAACTGTATTACAGATTTAACCAAAAGTATTTTTTTATATTTTTCTCTTGTTTTGATTAATTTTAGGGCTTCTGCACATGCAATATATGTTTTTCCACTACCGGCCAATCCTGACGCAATAGTTATCTCATTTTCTTTTATCGATTGTACTAATTTTTTTTGGTTTTCTGTTTTACATTTAACATTAACAAACATAGATGATAAAAATTTATCTTCTTCCATGTTTTTACTATATACGAAGGATTCGACTTCTCTAAGTTCTTCCTCTGTTAGTTTTTTATTTCTTCTTCTACTCATTCGTTAAATTTATTATATATTTATATTATTTTTTTAAACAAATAATCTTTATGTCCTTTTATTATCGTACCACTTATATTTTTAATGTTATATTTTTCTAAAATTTCAACAACTTCATGTCCAGTACAATGACCTTCATCCGCCCTATCATATCTTAATTCTAAATTAAGCCCAACTATTCTACCTTCTTCTAATGATTTAGTTGCACCTTTAATCATGTCTAATTCGGCACCCTCAATATCTGCCCAAATGAAAATATTTTTCACGTATGGGTATTTTTCTAATATTTTATCTATGGTGGTTAATTGAATGGTTGATTTCTTATAGTGACCCTCTTCTATTAATTTTTCAGAACCATGTAACCAGAAATCACTCTTTCCACCTTCGTAACCCATAAACCCCTCAACCTCAGTTTCGGTTTCACCAACACCTAATTTATATAAGTCACCAACATAGTGACCTTTAACCATTTCATATCTTTCGTTGTGTGGTTCAAAACCAATGATAGTACATTCAGGTTTTAAATCCTTAACAGACCAAGCTTCGGTACCCACATACCCAACACCACAATCAATAAAACAATCAAAATCATATTGGTTTATAATATTTTGTATTTGTGAATGATGTGATCTACTATTAACAGATGCGTTGTTGATTTGTGTCCATTGATGCTTAAATGCAGCTCTCTCTCTATTATTCATTTTTATCGATTATAATTAAATAGGAAAATTGATTCATTTGGACATCTCTATCTTTAGTTCTAATTTTCTCAAATGTTATTTCATGTGGAGCAACAAGACCTTCAAATTCATGTATATTTTTATAATTACCAGAACCAGTGTCGTCCCACCAATTACAATGACCTTCCGGAGAAGGTCTTGAGTCGTTAAATGAATGTCTCCAAGGAACTGTAATTATAAGTCTTTTAACAGTTAATTCTAATAAATTATTTAACGCTTCTTTATAATTGGGTAAGTGTTCTAATACTTCACAACACATGACAGTTTCACACTTTTTAACTGGGAACGACTCTAAATCAAATATATTTGCTAAACTATATTCTAATTTATTAAAATATTCTGACATATTTTTATCAAACCACGGGGCTCTTTGATAGTCAGTTGAGTAGACTTTAAAACCATCCTTTATTAAGTGATAATCTTTTTTGCAATCACCGGCACCAACTACCAATACTTCTTTTTTCTCAGAAATTGATTTTATTTCTTTAATAATGCGTTCATGTCTAATATCTAATTTTGGTTCCATTATATATTATTTTTTATCGCTTCGTCCCATCTATTAGCAAATTTTTCTGGGGTGAAATCCCTTATTATTGGTTGACAGTCTTCGACTATCTTATTTTGTAACACTTCATCATTTATTATAGTTTCAAGTTTTTCTTTCATATCTTCAGGATTATTCCGTTCATGATAGATAACGTTATCACCATAAACTTCTTTAAACACTGGTAAATCACTAAGTAATACTGGTATACCACAATATAACGCTTCAATAGGTGTAATACCCCACCCTTCAAAAACTGAAGGTGAAACGATTAAAGTAGATTGTTTAATAGTTTTAATCAATTCTTCTCTAGGGGCACCGTCATGAATGTTTATATTTTGATTAAACTGTCTCATAGTGGATTTAATTTCTTTACCATAATTTCCTGAAATACCAGTACCAAAAAAATGAACATCATATCCAATATCTCTAGTCGCAATAACAGTTTGATGGAATTTTTTATTATAGAAAAACCTACTAATTTGTGTTATTTTTTTCATCTTTTCTTGATTTGGAATAGAGTCTAATCCTTTGGTATCTATGTAAGAATACATTTGTATACTATCTATACCGTACTTTTCCTTAATACCATTTTGAACCCATTTACTAGCAGTTATAACTAAATCACATTGTTTTAATTCATTCACCCTTTGTTGGTTAATATTATCTCTGTGTACATTATCCCTATTACCTTGTTCTGACATACCCCATTCTCTCCAATTGTAAGGTATGTCCCAACACCAACAAACTAAAGGTTTATTATGTTTTTTCTTAGCCTCAAGTGATTGTGGTAATCTAGAAATACTTGAAGCGTATATTATATCACATGAGTCATCACATGTATTAAACATAAAATCATGTTCACTATATTCACAAAATAATTTATCCCTTTCACTAGGGTAAAACATCGATATTTTCATTATTTTTAGTTTTCAAATACTCAATTAATTTATCAACACCTTTAGTAACATTATATTTAGGTTCCCACCCTAAACTCATGGCTTTAATGTTATTAGAAACAAACATTTTTTGATCTCCGTCTCTTTCTATATTGTAACTTATTTCAACATTACTATTCGGTATTTTATCTTTGATGATATCAACTATTTCTAAAATAGAGACGGTGTTATTTGTTCCGCCACCCATGTTGAAAATATCACCCGGTTTTGATTTTTTAACGACTAATTCATAAAAATCAATAAGGTCATCAATGAAGAGTATATCTCGAACCTGTTTACCATCCCCAAAAATGGTTATCGAACCATTCTCCAAAAATCTTTTAACAAACCATGCAACCCATCCTTGGTCTTCTGTACCATTTTGGTATGTCCCATAAATACAACTTTGCCTAATCACAACAGTATCTAAACCGTATATCCTAGAATAATCTCTAACGTACTGGTCCGCAGTCCCTTTACTACAACCATACGGTGAGTAAAAATCTAAAATTTCATCTTCTCCAATACCGTCAATATCTTCAGCAAATACATATCTGGTTTCTAGTTCATTTAATACCCTATCATTTAAATCACCATAAACTTTATTAGTTGATGAAAATAGTAATTTACCATCTTTAGCGTATTTTCTCATACACTCTAAAACATTAAATGTTCCAATTGCATTAGTTTCAAAATCCATAGTTGGGTTATCTAATGATGTAGTAACGGCTGTTTGTGCACCTAAGTGGAAAATCAAATCAAACTTATTTGATTTGAAAACCCTTTCGACATCATTAAGACTTCTTAAGTCACCTTTTTCAAATTTAACTATCGGATTATTTTCAACCAATTTAAGATTGTCTAACGAACCTAATTTATTTAGATTGTCAAACAAAATTATATTGTCTGCTTTATTAATATAACGTAAAGCGGTATTAATTCCTATAAAACCTAATCCACCTGTAATTAAAATGTTCATTTTTTTATAATTTACAAAACTCTATTATTCTTTTACCCCATTGTTTAGGTAAAAATTCTTGAACTTTGTTGTAAGAATTTAACCTTATTCTATTACGTTCCTCTTCATTTTCAAGGTAAAATTTAGCCTTTTCTATAAGTTCTTCTTTAGTTTCAAAAGTAACAATATTTTCATTAGAAGTAAATGTTTCTTCTAAACCTTTCCACGGTGTTGTCATTAAAAAACCACCAGATGCTAAAATTTTATAAATTCTAACAGATACACCTGTAGCGTCGGTTGGTGAAAAATTTAAATTGATTTTACTTTCATTAACTATTTTATTGTGTTCTAAACCGAAAATACCGGTATAATGTTTAAACCCAGAGAATTCGTTATTAAGCGTATTAACATACATTTGACGATCACCATGTATCTTACTTGAATCAACGGAACCTATAAAAGTTATATCATCTTTATAATTAATATCGTCTAACATAAAATTCATTGCGTCATCTGGGCATTGGTGAACAAATAAGGTATTGTTACAAAATTTTTTAGCGTATGGGGTAACACCCTCAACTCCTGAAATGAAGTAATTTACTCTCTTAGATTTTTCAACCAATTCATTATCAAAATTATGCATAGCATCCATATACCACATACAAGTTTTAGAAACTTTATTTATGTCGTCAACAACTCTATAATGCATTTGATTACATTTACTAAAAATGACTAAATCAGGTTTTAATGAATGTGTTAAATTTATTAACTCATCGTCCCTTCTTTTTATATTCTTTAATGAAGATAGTCTAGTCCTATAATCATATTCATAGACTTCACTACCATTTTCTTTAAAACCTCTAGATTGGGATACATTGGTTGAATTTTTATTAAATACACCCACAAATAAAATTTTCATCGTATATTTTTTAAAATAATTTCTTTTATATCATATGGATTAGGATCCCATCCACCATCCGCATAAAATATAACTTCAGTGTTGAAAGGGTTCCAGTCTTTTTCATACCTAATTCTATTATATTCTGTACTCCATACTAAATGTTTCATACCACATAATGAAGACAAATGCATTGGACCACTACTAGGTCCAACAATAATTTTACTACTATTTAAAATACCTACTAATTCCTTCAATTCGATACCTCTTAAATTTTCGGTACCTTCAATATAAAAAGACTCCTCATTACCGATACATGCAATTTTTAAATTTTTAGGTAATAAATCATATAATTTTTCCCATTCAGATTTACCCCAATTTCTTTCTGACCCTGTTGATTTATTTCTACAATGAAATATAACATCGAAACCATTTTCAGTTTTATAATCATATTTATAAAACTCTTGTTCAGTAAAAAAAAGTTTTTTAGTATCTACTACACCATTATGAGTGTATCTCATACCGATATCAAAGTTACCTGATAAAAATACAGTGTGGGATATATTTTTGATTACATCTTTAGGGTCTTTACAATCATAACATTTCCACGCATCAGTTTTATAACTTTCAGGATTAAATTCTACATATTCGTCACAAAAATCTTCATATATATATTCATTCCCAGGTCTACCGATAATTATTGTTTTATCAAATAACTTAGACATTTTTCTAACGTAACCCTGCCAACAAAATAATTCCCAACCGAATTCACCAACCCAAGGACCAGCCAATAATATTTTATCATTCTTCGTTATAGACATTAATAAATAATTCTTTATATTTTTTAATTATTTGTTCGTTATCAAAAATAGACATATCTTTAGGGACTTCCTGATAACTCTTATCTATCATATTTCCATTTTTATCGACAATATAAACCCATCCAGGCTTATTACATAGAAACCCTTCTATAGTAGTTCTACCTAAAAATATTCCCGCAGTTTCGTCACATTTATTAACAAACTCTTCTATTTTATCTGTGGGAGGAAAGTATTTTACATAATCATATTTATTAGAAAATTCTTGTGCATAACCCATAGTATCCTTACCCACTAACCACAGTTCTTCTGTGTTATTAATTAAATCTTCAATAGACTCTCTTCTAAGATAATCCATCGTACCAACGAATAGGGTAACTTTTTTATTTGTACCTTTATCTAATTTTTTCGGTATAAACCTACTTTTATCAAATAAATTATAAATAATTTCTATCTTAGAATCTTCGATATTATAATTATTTTTTATATATTCTTTAATTGAAGGTCTTATTGCTATATATTTTTTAATTCTGTTGTCAATGATAGGGTTTTCTAAATCAATAACTTCAGATCTAACTATATTAATAAAATTATTATTAGGGTATAATTGTAAAAGTCTATTCGTTATCGGTGTGTGGTTTGTTAAAATGACATCGAATTTCATGTCCTTAACCATATATAATGTATTTGGTTTACTATTAATCACTCCGTTTGGGGTATTCAACACCCACTTACCATCACCCATTTTATATCCTGGGGGTTCTTGTATAGGATATACTTTTATTGAATGTTTTTCCGCCTCTCTTTTAAAATTATTACCTATCTGAGAGGTAATATATACATCACAACCGTTTTTAACTAAACCTTTCGCTAACTCCATAGTAGACAACTCTGACCCCGTTAAACCTTGAAAATTTAAACAACCAATTAATACTTTTAATTTTCTATTCCTAAATTTATCATCAACTTTAACTGGTAAAGTTTCACCATACTTTTCTACAAAAAGTTGTCTGTTTCGTTCCCATTCATCATTTGTTTCACCAATAGACATGTGGTTAATTCGTATATCAGTGATAACACCAACAGACACACCTGAAACAAAGTTTTTATAACAAAAATCTACATCATAAAAATGAAAACCTTTAACTCTTTCATCAAAAGGGGTATAGTCACCATCAATAACAATTCTTTCTTTATGAACGGCAAAGAATAAACCATCAACATTAACAACATCTTCAACCCCTTTACCTAAATCAGAACTATATTCGGATAACCAACTTTTACCATTATGTGTGTGTTTTACTCTCCCATACATCCATTTAGGTTTTTCCCACCATTTACCTGTGTTCGGTAAATATTTACTACCTGCAACACCTATAATGCCATATTTTTCTTCTTTATCAAAATGATTTTTAAGTTTTTTACCCCATTGTTTAGTTTCTATTAATATATCATCATGTACATACGTTATAATGTCAAATTTGGCCCGTTTTAGTATTTCATTATAACAATTTGTTAATGACCTGTCACCATTGTTAATTATTTGTATAACCTCCACTTTACCTTTGGGTAAACCACTTGTTTTAATTAAATACTCAATATGTTTTGGGTTATCCTCTCTAGTAGAAAAACCAATCGTTACCATCTTTTTAAATTTTTAAATTAAATTATTTATAAAAATATATGAATTTTTCATTCTTTTCCTGTCGACCCAAATCCCAACTCACCTCTTTCGGTTTCAGATAGATTATTTGTTTTAACTAATTCACTTATACTTTGTCCCACAACATTCATAATCACACCTTGTGCGATTCTTTCGCCTGATTGTATTGAATAATCTTCATTACTTAGATTTACCACAATAACACCAACATCACCTCTATATCCTTCATCCACAGTTCCTGGTGTATTTAAAACAGAGATACCATACTTTAACGCCATACCACTTCTAGGTCTAACTTGTAATTCTGTATTTGGTGATAATTCGAACTTAAGACCCGTAGGTATTAATTTTCTTTCTAAAGGTTTTAGAGTAATTGGTTCAGAGATAAACGCTCTTAAATCAAATCCACTGTCCCCAACCTTTGCGTACTCAGGATCAGGATTATTAGAACTATTAGTGAATTTAGTTTTTATTTTGAAATTATCCCAGTCACCCTCATTAAAACCATTCATTTCGGTTTGGTTAAATGATTCTATTTGTTCCATTAAACTCTTTAGTTCATTTAATTCATTAAGTTCTCTTTCAAAACCTTCCATTTATTTCTTTTTACATTCAATTATTGCGAGTTCATTCGCCAATCTTAATATGGTAGATAATGTACTCCCATACCATTTAGATTGTTTATCATCGTCAGTCTTATCATAATTAAGTATTGACTGATATTCTTCATCAGATAATTCAACACCATATCTTAATGAATAGTATGCGGATCTTTCTCCCACTCTCATAGAAACTAAATCCTCATTAAAGTCATACATTTTACCTTGATTCTTTCTATGCCACTCAGATTCACAGAATTTATAGAGTTTTACTTTTCCTAACTGATGTAGGAAACAAACTCTTATAATAGATTTTTTATCAACCCTTTGTGATTCAGGTAAAATATCATTTAGATTAATTCCGTATTTAGTGACAGTTAGAATATAATCTATTAACCCACCAGGAAATGCATTATACATACTTTCCATATTAGATGCGGGTGCACTATATAAATCTTCACCTAAAAACTCTAATAAATTTTCAGATAGGATGTTATAGGTTTCATTAGTTTTATTAAACTTTTCTTTATTTTTTAATATTTTCTCTTTCAAATCCATGATTTTACAAGTTTATTATAATAATAAAGAAATTATTTCACTAAGTCAACTTCCACTCCTTTTTTTTCTTCTACTAATTTAACATATAAGTCTCTTCTTTTCTCACAAACAGATTTCATATCATACGTTCCATTCACTGTATTATATAAATTCTCACCTAATTTTGTAATTAGATCTGGATTAAGAATTAATTTTTTAAGATGTGAATACCATAACTTATGATTTTTAATCGTAGGTACTAAGAAACCATTACCTTCTTCATTTATATCACCACCTTTCAGATAGGCGTTTTCAATGTCTATTTGATAAGGTCCGAAATCTTGTGCAATTATCGCCTTCTTATGGAATCCCGCCTCAATAACCTTAAGTTGTGATTTAACCTTATTAAATGTACTTTCTTTAAGTGGTGCAAGTGATATATCGAATAAATTATAATTAGACGCATATGAAGTAATAGGTTTAGTCCATACTCTTCTATATGGTTCATTATGTACATTCTCATATTCTTTATTTTCAAAAGACAATAAGAATTTTTTATAATCTTCACTCACTAAATTATAATCATCAGTAAATATTCTTTCATATTGATACCATACAGATTCTTTTGGTTTAATAGGTCTTTGTTTTTGTTCACCTGTTTTCTGATCAATCATAGTCATAGTACCTCTTAAATCAAAACCACATAAAACAAATTGTACTTTATCTAATAAACCATCTGATTTAAGTTTAGTCATTAAACCTCTTAGTATTTCCAAATCTTTCATATGTGAAGAACCACCTAACCATCCGATTCTAATTCTATCACTTTTCTCAGGATTACTCTGATATTGTTTCTCGTCTGGATTAATTGCGTTTGGTAAGACAAAGACATTCTTATTTAATTTAGAAATCTCATCCGCAAATACTGAAGTAGTGGTTGTAACATTTCTAGATATTTTAAGATTATTCGCAATCTTCTTATCTAAATTATTTTGTTTGATGATTTGCCACGCAGGATGATCAGGGCCAGGTGACCAATGATCATCAATATCCATAATTGTTGCAATACCCAATTCATCACATCTTTCCAATAGTTTAGGTAGATTATCATAATCTCCCAATGTCCTATGATAATGAATTAAATCGTATTGTTTAAGATAGTTATCATCATTTAATTGTGGTTCGTAATCAATATCCACATGAAACTCTTTTGGGAAGTATTCCTCTAACTTAATATGTGGTATTGTAGATCTGAAATAACTCACACCAGTACGGTCGCTGGGTACTACTAAAATTTTTATCTTACTCATATTATAAACGTTTGTATAATAATAAGTATTGTGGTTTAATTTCTAAATGGTAAAAAAAAATTAATAAAAAGTTTGGTAGTTTAAAAATTTTTTGTATCTTTACAATATCAAAATCAAACAATATGAATAATTTAAATGCAATCAGAGTAAACAACGAAACGAACAACAATCCAGTTGACAAAAAATTCTATTACGGAAGAGTCTTCCAAAAAGACAACACAGGGAAACTATTTGACTTTATGGTAACCAACCATATGGAAGAGGATAAAAAATACAAATTCCGTTATATTACAAAATGTAAGGCAGGGTTCCAAATCATTTCTGAAACTAATTACGAACAAACCCCAAAGGAATTTATTGGTAGTACTTATGGGTTCTTAGAAAACGTACAAGTGTGGGTAGAGTATGATAACCCAACAGAAACTAACAAGGGTATCTGGTTGAACGTTCTAACGACAAAAGGTAAGAAGTTCCACAGTATCGATAAAAATTTCCTTCTGAATCTTAAGGTTGGTAATGTCCACAACGCTTGGAAGAAGATGGTAGATTTCGATCTTTGGAAGAGAATGGGTACTAAGACACACGCAGATTACGCATACAAAATGAACAATGTCGCTACCGAAGAGGTGGCGGCATAATATAGATAAACTATAAATATTTTTAAAAAAATCACTAATCCGTTTGGTAGTTTAAATATTTTTTGTATCTTTACAATATCAAAATCAAATAACTATGGAAAATTCAGTAATTTTAACAAAAGTAAGAGAGTACAAAGGGAACAATGGTTTTATCCTTTCACTTAAAGGTGGACTAACTAAGTATG